GCTAGGTTTGGTCGTAACGAAGACGGAAAGGCATTGGAATTTTCCAAGTTAGCCACCGCCAATGGTTATGAGGTTCAACAAGATTTAAAGGTTGAACCCATGACCCTTAAAGCAACTCTTCGGGAATTGCACGAAAAAGGTGCAGATCTACCACCTGAAGATATTTTTAAAACGTTTGTTGGTAGGCAAGCAAAAGTAACAAGGAAAAAATAACAATGAACAAAGTACAAAAAACAACGGACAACGCTGTTGCAACTGTCGACGCAAATATGTTTATGACAGATGCCCAAACACAGAGCGGTCTTGAGAACGTTAGTTCTGCCGATGATCTGGCACTTCCATTTTTGAAAGTGTTGAGTCAACTCTCTCCACAGTGTAACAAGACAAGTAATAATTATGTTGAAGGTGCAGAACCGGGCATGATTTATAATACTGTGTCTGGTAATCTCTTTGATGGAGAACAAGGTATTGATGTCATACCTTGCCACTATAAACGTGAGTTTATAGAGTGGGGCGAACGTGGCAAAGGCAGCGGTGCTCCTGTAGCAGTCCATGGATCTGATTATGATATTAGTCAGGCTCCAAGAGATTCTAACTTCCAAAACAGATTGCCTAACGGTAACGTCATTGACGAAACCGCGAATCACTATGTATTGGTTGTAGATGAAAATGGGTATGAGCAAGCGCTTATAACTATGAAAGCTACACAAAGAAAAGTTTCACGTAAGTGGAACTCTATGATGCTTGGCTTAAAGATGCAAGGTAAGAATGGGCCATTTACACCCCCTTCTTATAGTCACATTTATAAGTTAAGAACAGTACCACAATCCAATTCAAAAGGAACGTGGTTCGGTTGGGACATACAAAAAGTTGGTTCCATAACAGATAAGGGGATGTATGATGCAGCTAAATTGTTTTCACAAGGTGTGAGCAAGAATGTTGTTAAAGTATCCCACGAAGAAGAAGCTCAAGCAGCTACCTCTTCGTCATACTAACACTAGGGCGGCTTCGGCCGCCCTTTTCACATAAGGGACAAAAAGAAAGTCAATGACTGAGAATTTTATTAAAATATTTAAAGGACTAAATGTTGCCTACGGAAAATTTATACCTGAGGATAAAAACGATGCGGGTAAAGTACAGGGAAAGAATCAAATTATAAGAGAACCTAATGGTATCCCAAATAAACTCTGGGAAGATCATCTTAGCGGTAAAGTTAGTTTAGGTATTATACCTATTGATGAAAACAATTGTTGTCGTTGGGGCTGTATTGACATTGATAAGTACAATGTATTTGATCATTTAAAATTAATTAAAAAGATTAGAAAACATGGACTGCCATTAATTGTGTTTAGATCAAAAAGTGGTGGTGCACACGTTTTTATGTTCTTCACTGTCCCTGTGAAAGCAAGTCTCGCACAATCTAGATTAAAAGATTTTGCTTCTTTTCTAGGTTGTGCGAGCTCTGAAATATTTCCAAAACAAGTAAAATTGTTATTAGACAAAGGACAAACAGGAAATTATTTAAATTTACCTTATTTTAATTCAGATGACACAGATCGTTATGCATTAGATGATGAGGGTAAGCCATGTAATTTAGAACATTTTTATACTCTATACAATATATACGCACAGCCAGATGCTAATACAGAGTTTTTAAAATTTGAAGATTACTTTACGGAGGGCCCACCTTGTCTTAATACTCTTTATCATAACGGAGTACCAGAAGGCGGTAGAGATGAAACAATTACCAATATCGCTGTATATTTTAAGAAATCAGGAAAGACAGAATCTTTATCAGATTTATTGCTCGTTAATAATAAAATGTGCAGTCCGCCTTTAACACAATCTGAGGTTCAAAAAATAGAACAATCAGTGGCTAAAAAAGAATACGATTACGCATGTAATAAAGAACCTTTAGCTTCTAATTGTAACAGAAGAGAATGCTTTAAACGTAAATTTGGTAAAGGCGAAACAGATTTAGAAGTAGCTCCGTCTGGCTTAGAGAAATATGGATCAGAACCTCCTTTATGGTTTTTATCTTTAGACGGCGTCACCACACCCTTAGAATTGGAAACAGAAGATTTACAGAATCAAATAAGGTTTCAGAGAAAATGTATGGAACAAATAAACACAATGCCGAAAATAATTCCTGTACCTAGATGGACTGAAAAAATATCAGTTATACTTAGTAATGCAACCCATACTCCTATTAAAGGAGTTAGTAACACTGAGCAGTTCATCGAATATTTAAAAGAATGGTGTACTAATAAAGGTGCCGCGGAGACTAAAGAAGAAATTGCTTTAGGTAAACCTTGGTTAAACAAAGAAGCAAGTGAAGAAAAAAAACATCATTTCTTGTTAAAAGATCTAGAAGATTTTTTACAAAAGAAAAAATTTACCATATTCAATCGAACAAAAATGACCCATATCTTACGCAATGAATTAGAGGGAGCTAAGAAAACTATACGTATTTCAAAAGCTGATGGCACTGTTGTTTTTCTTAAGGTTTGGACAGTGCCAGAATTTATAGATGATATGGAAGATGTACAGGCGGATATACCTGACATGAAAGAAAAAGAGTCCTATTAGTGGCAAAAGTTATCAAGGTATTGGGGCCCCCGGGAACTGGCAAAACAACAACGCTTCTTGAATATGTACACAAAGAAATGGAAACAGTTCCTATAGAAAGAATAGGATATTTTTCTTTTACTAGAAAAGCTGCACATGAAGCAAGGGATAGAGCTGTTGAAAAATTTGGTTTAGATAAAAAACAATTTAAATGGTTTTCAACTCTACACTCTTGTGGTCTTCATTCCATTAATCAAGAAGGACGCACCATCATGGGTCCTCCTCACTTTAGATCTTTTGCAGAAAAAATAGGTTTAAAAGCAAAACTGGTAGTTGATACTGAAACCGGAATGTCTGACAATATCTATTTGAATCAGCATAATTTAGCGCGTGCTCGCGGAATATCATTAGAAGAACATTATCGAAAGTATGTTGATACAACGGAAGTCGACTGGAAGTACCTTGAACATCTGTCAACGGGCTACGATCAATTTAAAGAAGACAATAAATACATTGATTTTTGTGATATGTGTTATGAAGCGGTTAATAATAATTTATTACCTGTTCTTGATGTTGTATTTATTGATGAAGCACAAGACTTAACCCCTTTACAGTGGTCAATGATTGAACATTTTGCAGAGACATCTCAAAGATTATATTTAGCCGGAGATGATGACCAGGCAATTTACAGATGGCTTGGTGTAGATGTCGAACGCTTTATAGACTACCCAGCAGAACAAATTGTGTTACCGAAATCATACAGATTAAAAAAGAAAATTCAAAAATTTGCACAAGATATAATTAAAATTACTAAAAATAGAATCCCCAAAGAATGGGAACCTAGAGAAGAAGATGGTGTAGTCAAATATCATCAAAGAATAGATAGTATTGATTTTTCTAAAGGCAACTGGCTACTACTTGGTAGAGATAAATTTATTTTAAATAAATTAGAAGAAGAGTGTCGTGATCAGGGTTTGTGGTATGAAAAACAGGAGCATAAAAATATAACAAAGCCAATCGCGAAAAGAATGTTCGATGCAATCATTGGGTGGACCGACCTGATGGAAGGCAAGATGGTTGATAAAAAAATGATTAAGAAAATATTCTTCTACAAAAAAGTCGCAGACGCATACGAAGAAAAATTAGAGCCTCTTCATGATAGTCATCTATATGACTTAAATTCATTGAAAATTTTGCTTGGACCATTTAGTGTTGGAGATTGGTATCAAGCACTAGATAAAATTAATTTGCAAGACCGTGCTTACTTAAAGAGATTAAGAATGAAGAATGAAGATATCACCAAGAAACCTAGAATAAAAATTTCAACAATTCATGCTGCAAAGGGCGGCGAATGTGATAATGTATTATTAACAACTGACATGAACATAAAGTCATACACCTCATATCAGAAAGATTCTGACGACGAACAACGGGTGTTTTATGTTGGTGCAACCAGAGCGAAAGAAGAATTACATGTACTACTACCACAAACAACTATGCACCTTAAATTAGCATTATGAACTGTTTACAGTGCGGAGAAAAATTAAATTTGTTAGAGGAACAGGAAACGGACGAAGCGTACCACCATGATACTCTAACGACTCTTTATTGTGATATATGTGAGTCTATGGTCTTATGTTACCACGATTATAAACCTAGTCTTCGATCTATCAATTAAACTATAGAAGGATAAAAAATGAAAAAGAAACATGACCCGGTAAATTTCCCTGCACATTATAACAAAGGTGATATCCAATGTATTGACGCTATCAAGTCATGCCAAGGCTATGGCTTTCGATACTACTTACAGGGATCGGCGTTGAAATATATTTGGCGCCACGAGTATAAGAAAAAACCCATTGAAGATTTAGATAAAGCTATTTGGTTTTTAAATAGATTAAAGGAGCAATATAAATGATACTAGTTGACGGTGAAATGGTAACTGAAGATTATCATTTAAGATGCGGAGATCGTAGCCGATCTAGCTACCATACTTGGCTCCCTGAATTTGAAGTACTACATGGAACTGACAAGGCAGTTAGGATTGCAATACCT